TCGCCTGGCTTGCACCTGGAGCTGAAGTTCGACGACGGCGCCACGCAGCGCATCATCTTCCCACTGGGCCCCAGCCTGGAGAAGTTGGTGCAGGGCTCGCGCATGGCTTCTACTCTTCAGAAAGCAGCTGAGAGTCAGGAGTTTGGCATCAGCCCCACTCATGCTCGTAGGCTCGCCGCTGACCTTTGCTATTTCGCAAAGGTGGCTGAGAACGATAAATCAGACCAGCACGTCCGCCTGGGCACAGACGAGGAAGATAAAAGCCTCTTTTACCTAGTCATCCAACCCGAAAGCAAAGAATGAACTTCCATTACTTCCACACGGCGCGCGGCGCCATCGCCATCCGCAGTTACGGGCCGCCACGGGCTCCCAGGCGCACGCTGCGCTTCGTCATCCTCCTGGGCGTCGTGGCGCTCTTGCTGGCCTTCTTGCCCAAGGCAGCCAGCGCCCAGGACGTGCAATACGATGCCCAGCTCGCGAAGGATCGCATGGTGCTGATCCAGCTCATCTACCGCACGAGCGACTGCATGCACACGGCGACCAAGGCTGGGCTGGCTGCTGGCATGACGCGGCGCGATCACCTGGAGAGCTTCGCAGCCTCGTCATGCGGCCCAGGCATTCGCGACTTCCTCGTGAGCCGCGTGGGCATGAGCCTTCGTGATGCTGAACGTAGCGTTAATGCCATGGCGGCGGACGCCGTGAAGGACGTGCTGAGCTGGGGCCGCTAGTAGCCACCGCTCACAAGGGCCCGCTTAGGCGGGCTTTTTCTTTTCTATTTTTGGCAACAAAGGTGTTGCGCGAGTCTTTATAAAGTCTTTAGAATCTGGGCATCGCAACAAGGAGCCCGGCATGAAGCAACTGACTATTGAACACAATCACGGCGTCGTCGTTCTGAAGGACGCCTATCTCGTGGAAGAGCATGGCGCGAAATATGCCAAGGGCATTTGCATCGATGGCGGCGTGACCAATAGCCTCTTCGGGCACACGAGCTACCAGCCCTTCACCGTGGGCGCCGAGATGCTCTACCCGTGCTACCGAGCCTTGCGCTGCACGGACCACGAGCAGGATCACTGGGTGACAAGCGTCGTCTCCTGCGGCTGACCCAACCCTCCTAGGCGCTTCCCGCGAGGCGCCTAGTGGGGCAACGTCGCCCGGTCTACTAAGGAATCAAAAATGCATGAACTCACACTCCGCGCGAATGGCCGCGCCGAAATGGCGTTCGTTGGTGAAACCCCGTGGCATAAGCTGGGCCAGCGCGTGACGAAGGGCGCGAGCCTGGAAGTCTGGCGCAAGGAGGCGGGCATGGATTGGGAGGCCATCCAGGTGCCCGTCTGCGGCTTCGAGACGGCGGTCGACTTCCCTGACTACAAAGGCCTCTACAGGTCAGACACAGCAGAGCCTCTTGCCATCGTGGGTGCTGGCTACCAAGTCGTCCAGCCCAAGGACGTCCTCGAGTTTTTCCGCGACATGACGGAGGCCGGTGGCTGGCATATTCACACGGCTGGAACGCTGCGCGGTGGCCGCAGGCTCTGGGCCATGGCCAGCAATGGCGAAGGCGCTGCCGTGGGGCGCGGCGGCAAGGGCGGCGACGAGATCATGCAGAACCTCGTCCTGGCCACGAGCCTGGACGGCTCCATGAAGACTGTGGCAGCGCTGACCGCCGTGCGCGTGGTCTGCGCCAACACGCTGGCAATCGCCCTCAACGACGCGGGAGAGCGCGCCGTGCGCATCAGCCACCGCCAGGTCTTCGACGCCGATGCCGTGCGCCGCACGCTGGGCGTGAGCGTCGACAGCTTCAAGCTGTTCATGGCCAGGGCGAACGAGATGGCCGACACCCCCATCAAGCTCGACGAAGCCCGCGAAGTCCTGGGCCGCATCCTCGACCCGCAGCGCGAGGCCAAGAAGGCCGAAGTCACCAGCCTGGCATGGATGGGCAGCCTTGCCAACCTCGGCAAGGAAATGGATGCCGAGGATTCGCGCGTCGTGACGGGCGTTCTCGACCTCTTCCAGGGGGCAGGCATGGGGGCAACGATGAAGACGGCCAAGGACACGCGCTGGGGCCTTCTGAACGCCGTCACGCAGTACGTCGACCATGCCATGGGCCGCACGGATGACACGCGCCTGGATTCCGCCTTCTTCGGGCGCGGCGCCAACATCAAGCAGCAGGCCATGAAAATCCTCAGCGCCGCCGAGGCCTGAGCCGTATATATCGGGGGCGCCTATTCCGGCGCCCCTATCTCAAGGAGAACCAGTTGTTAAAAGTCACAGTTTCAGGCCCTCCGGGGTCTGGCAAGAGCTGGGTGAGCATGCTCATTGCAGCCGCAGTCTCGGAGATCACCGGCGCTTCCGTCTCCGAGTTCGGGGAAGACATGTCTTCTCACGCGCTGGCCCAGCGCAAGTTTCAGCTCATGGCCGGCGCTATCCGCCACCCCCTGCACTGGCAGGAGGTGCGCATTGAGCAAGTGCGCACGCGGGAGCCCGAGGGCAATCTTTCCGGCGCCATTCCCTCGGCCAAAGGCCCGACCATGGAGGCCCAGCTCGAAGCCCTCGTTGATCGTCTGGACGACCTCGTGGGCTATACCCCTGACGGCGAGAAGCGCAACGCCCTCGCCGATGCCCATAACTCCCTCGTTGAAGCCATCGATCACCTGAAGAAAGCTAAGTCGCTATGAACAAAGACCCAAGCATCCACCTCGCGCATCAGAGCACGAAGACGTACGGCCACGACGTGGGCCTCTCCTGCGTCTTTCGCCAGTGGCGGGCGAACAGCCATTGCAATCAGCTCCATGGCTATGCGCTCGCCGTGCGGCTGGTTTTCAAGAGCAGCACCCTCGACAGCCGCAACTGGGTGGTCGACTTCGGGGCCCTCAAGCCCGTGAAAGCCTGGCTGCAGCACATGTTCGATCACACGGTCCTCGTGGCCGTTGACGACCCCGAGCTGAGGCAAATGCAAGCCCTTGCCGATGCCGGCGTGATCGATCTGCGCAACGTCACCGCTGTGGGCTGCGAGGCCTTTGCGCAGCTCATCGGCGAGTATGTCAACGACTGGCTCTTCAACTACAACAACGCTTTGTTCAAGGAGCGCATTAAGCCGCCCGAAAACCTGCATTGCGCCGAAGTGCAGGTCAGTGAGCACGGCGCCAACAGCGCATCTTGGTTCTACTAAAGGAGAAACCGCATCATGGGAAAACTTGCATTGGTCATGGAGCGCATCGACACGCCCATCGAACTCATCTCGGCAAAGGCTGCTCTTGCCGTCCGCCACCATTCGGATTACTGGGAGGGCGTCGCCACGCGGCTCGTGGATCGCGATATCTGCGAGACCGACGAGAGCACGCTGCAGCTCATCCCCTACGTTCTGCTGGTGAAAGAAGGCAATGTCGGCATCACCAAGGACGGCGAGGGCCTCGTCGTGAACAATCCGGCGCCGCGCTTTTTCACCTACAGCCGTGGCCAGGGTGGCGAAGAGGCACGCTTGCACGGCGCCCTCAGCATCGGCCTGGGCGGCCACATCGATGGGCAGGTTCCCGAGCACATGCAGCCCAAAGGCTGGTTTGCCGCCGAGGCCGTGCGCGAGCTGGAGGAGGAAGTAGGGCTCAAGGCCCAGGAAGGCGACGTGATCTTTGCGGACGCCATGCTCTACGACCCGGCGAATGCCGTGGGCCGCGTGCATGTCGGCATCCTTTGCGCTGTGTGCCTCCGCGAGCGCGAGCTGGGCAAGCACGAAGCCGAAGTCGTGGAGCACGCTCAATGGCTGACGTTGACGCAGCTCCTTGCCCCTTCCGTCTACGCGCGACTCGAGCCCTGGAGCCAGGCCGCCGTCTGGTTCATGGAAAAAGACAGATCCTCGTGAGCGACTTAGCCCCCCTTTTTGACGACACGCGCAAGGCCCTCGTGTTCGCCCTCAACGCCGCCGACGTGAAGATGCCGAAGCCCAGCATGACGACTGCCATGGCTGAGGGCATCAAGAAGAAGCTACCGCGGACCGCCAAGGCCCGCGCCAAGTTCTTCGCCAAAGCCGCCGAGCAGCGGGAGGCCGAGCGTGATGCCCTTGTGCGTGCCGCCTTCAAGCGCAAGCCCACGAAGCTCACGGGGGAGGAGAGGGCCGCCCAGGCGGGCTTTATCCTTCTTGAGTTCCAGAAGCTCGACGCAGCTCACCAAGTCGTGCTCACGGGCCTCCTGACGCGTTCCCACAGCCCTTGCGACTGCCGCAGGCCTTGCTGTTCCGGCTGGGCCCGTAATCTGCGCTGGGATAAGGCCGTGGCGGACGCCTGCTTCATGCTCAAGGAAACCGGGGACGTGCTGCGCCAGCCTGGAAAGCGCGGGCTGAGCACGCAGCCGCATCTACGAAAGGCCGTGGTGGAGGAATTCTTCACCAAGCGCCCGATTACGCTGGTGCACCTCGCCAGCGTTGCCCACTGCAGCCAGATGACGGCGGCCAAGCACAAGGCTTGGATCGTCGAGTATCTGGAGCAGACCGAGACGGAGGCGTGGCAGCAAATTGCCGCGCTCTTCGACGCAGCCGGTATCACCGGCGCTTTTATTGACTAAGGAGAGACTGGCATGGTTACCTCAACCGATGCCCTGCGCCGTGC